ACACCGCGCACGAGTTCAAGGCCGCCGCCGAGCATTTCCGGCGGGTCCGGGACGCGGTCACCGGGTACGACGAGCTGCGCCGCCGGGTCAAGTCGGTGACCACCTCCCACGGGGATGAGGCCATCGAGCTGCGGCCCGCTACCACCCTGATCTTCGGCTCCGGCGGCAGGCGGATCCGCCGCAACGTCGCCGCCCGGCTGCGGTTCCTGGCCCGGTCCCGGGGCTCCGGCCGCGCTTTTACCGCGGACTGTGTTGTTTATGATGAAGCAATGATCTTGAGTGACGAGGTGGTCGGGGCGTCGCTACCGACCCTGTCCGCGGTGCCGAACCCGCAGGTCATCTACACCGCCTCCGCCGGCTACCGGGACTCGGTCCAGCTCGCCTCGGTGCGCCGCCGGGTGCTGGCCCGCGACCCCCGGATCATGGGCGCCGAGTGGTCCGTCAACCCGCACACCGACACCTGCCCGCGGGACGAGATCCGCGGCCGGCGCGCCAACCGGTACGTGGTCTGCGACCTGCACGACGACCGGGACGACCCGCGGACCTGGGGCAAGGCCAACCCGGCGCTCGGCGTCCGGATCAGCGTCGATCACGTCCGGGACGAGATGAACGCCATGACCATGGCCACCTTCGATCGCGAGCGGCTGGGCGTGGGAGACTGGCCCGGCGGCGACGAGGCCTGGGCCGTCATCAGCGAGGAAGCCTGGGCCGCCTGCGCGGTGAACGACCCCGGCGGCGCGGTGCGCCCGGTCGCGTTCTCTGTCGACGTCGACCCGGACATGATCAGCGCGTCGATTGCCTCCTGCTGGTACCGCGCCGTACCGGGCGAGATCCGCCGCCCGGTGATCGAGATCCCCCGCGGCTGCCACCGGGAGGGCACGAACTGGATCATCCCGCAGCTGCTGGCACTGCGCCGCACCTGGCGCCCGGACGCCATCGCCATCCCCCGCAACGGCCCGGCCGCCGGGCTGATCGACACCGCGGAGAACGCCGGCATCGAGGTGCTGAAGATGTCCAGCGCGGACGAGGCCGCCGCGTTCGCCTACCTGGTCACCACCGTGCGCAAGCCGCCGGAGGATGGCCGGCTCATCCACCTGGGCCGGGACCTGGCCCCCGGGCTGTGGTCCTCGGTGGCCAGCGCCGAGACCCGCGACGTCGGCGACGGCGGCCGGGCCTGGTCCCGCCGCGACTCGGCCTCCGACATCACCCCGGTCAGCGCCGGCACGAACGCGCTGTGGGCGCTGAACCACAAGAGACGCAATTATAATCCCGCGGCCAGCGTGAGGTAGGCAGCCATGACCGGGAAACAGGACAAGACGCCGGCCGCCGGCCCGCGGGCCGAGACCGCCGTGGTGGCCGAGCACGACCTGATCGCGGCCGACCCGCGCGCCCCCTGGGATGTCGCCGCCCTGGCCCGGGGCCTGCCCCAGATCGCGACGATGGCAGTACTGCCGCCCCCGGTGCCGGTCCCGGCGCCGGAACCAGACCAGCCAGCAGGAGGAGACCATGCCGCCCAGGCACAGGGAAGCAGCAGAGCCCGCGCCCGCGACCACGGCGGGGGAACGGCCACCGGGGAAACCGCAGAGCCAGGTGGAAGCGGAAACGCCGCCGGACGCTGAGACCGCCGCGATGTGGGCGGCCGAGTACGACTCCCGGGTGTACTGGACAGACGAGCGCGCGGCGCCCGCGGCGGCTGTCGCGGAGGCTCCCGCGGAGACGGGCAACCCGCGCGACTGGGCGCCGTCCGGGAAGTTATAGCGGCCCGTGTCCTTCTTACAGGTCAGCGCGGGGCGGTTACCCCACGCGAGGACGGAAGAAACTTATGACTACTTTGAGCGAGCACCCGCTGACCGAACGGATCCAGGCCGACCGGGTGCCGCCGCCGGAGGAGCAGGAAGGCCGGGTTCCCGGCCACGTCGTGCTCACCGTTATCGGCGCGGTGTGCTTCGCCATCGGCTGGGGAATCGGGGCGGTCATGAGCATCCTCGGGTTCATGGCCGGCGCCGTCCGGTACGGCTACCGGCAGGGCCGCCTGGTTATCCCGCCGCCGCCCCGGGCACCGTCCCAGCCGCAGCCGGCCAGCGCGGCCCGGGCATAGGAGGTACATGATGCCGTACGCCGTCCGGCCCTATCCCGGGCACGAGGGCCGGTTCCACGTCATCAACACCGAGACCGGCCACGTCGTCAACCCGGGCGGCAGGCCGCTGACCCACGACGTCGCCACCAAGCAGTTCCGCGTGCTGGAGGGAAAAGAACACGGCTGGGAGCCAACGGGAAAGCCAAGCGACCTGGATAATAAGGACCATGAGGCTGATCGTGGAGCTGGATGACGCGACCGGGGACGAGCGCCTGCACGCCATCCTGGACGACCTGGCCCGGCACCGGCCGTACGTGACCGGCGCGGTGCTGGAAGACGACTTATCCCTGGCGGCCCCGGGTTGCCTGGCGCAGTGCCCGGGCCGCGCCGGACCCGGCCGGGTACCGGAATGACCGCTGCTGCGCCGAGCCGGCCGGGGCGGAACGTCCCCCGTCCCCGCCGGGTTCCATGCCGTCCTCCATGGCGTCCATGTGGTCGCCGGCGGCGCTCATGTGGGCCTTGGCCATCGCCAGGTGCCCGGCCGGGCTCATGTCCGGGGCACCGTCGTCGTGCGCGTCCAGGTCGGTCTTCGGGGTCTTGTCGTCGGCCATCTCTCCTCCTACGTGCCGGGGATGGCCGCCGGCTCCGCGGGCACCGGGCCGCAGCGGCTAGCCTTCAGTATGACCCAGGTTCCGCCGTCTCGCCCGAAGGCCCGCCGCGTCCGATAATGGTGGCATGCAGCTGATAGTGGACCTGGATGACGGGACCGGCCGGGACAAGCTGATGGAGATCCTGGACACACTGTCCGCCTACCGCCCGTATGTGCGCACGGCGATCATCGTGGCCAGCTACGATCCGGCCCAGGTGGAGCCGCCCGCCGAGACGGTGGCGTGATGGCCGCGGTGATCGTCCGGCTGGAATGCGCCGACACCGGAGAGGCCGATCAGCTCGCCGCGGCCGTCCGGGACGCCGGGGTGCTGACATACCAGGCCCGCGAGGACGGCAGGACGATCTTCATTCACGTCACCGAGACCATGGTCGAACCGTGATCCTCATCGAGCAGCATGCCGGATTCTGCAGGCGACGGCGGCCAGGCTGCGGCGAAGCGGGCATCTGGAAACCCTTCTACCAGGGCTTCATCTGCGAGAACTGCCTGCTGCTCGATCAGGCTGACGTCCGGGCCGGGCGCAATCCTCCCGGTGACGGCGGCGTCGGCACGCTGTTCCGCCAGGCGGACGAATGAGCGATCCTCCCGCCGATGAGAACATCGTCTCGGTGCACATCCCGTCTGCCGCGCTGGCCGGCGAGATCGAGTTCGCGATCGCCTACACCATCGCGTGCAACCCGGGCCGTAATTTCGCCGCGCCGCCGGATCGCAAGCTGCTCGCCGAGGCGATCGTGGCCATGCTGTACGAGCGCGCGGAGGCCGGGCTGTCAGGAATGAGGATCGAAAACGCCGGCCAGCCTGGCGGGAGTTCATAAACAGACGTAACCTTGCGTTAGCCATAGCCCGCGGCCGGAACGGAGCCGGGTCCGTCCGTCCGTCCGCAGGGGAGCCTTCAGGTCCGTGAAGGCGATCGAGCGTATCACCTGCCGCGTCAGCGGTTCTTCTGCGCACCCTCTTTCGTGTGAGAGGGGGTGATATGGGAGTATGGGACTTTTCGAGCGTATCCAGTCGAGCAGGGCTGAGACACGTGTGATTGGCGGGGTGCCTTGGCGCCCTTGGGACAGTCCTTACTGGTTAGGCGTTTTGATACTGGAGGGCCTGTCCATCCTAGTAGACAGGTTTTCGGCACCGACCGGGCTCTCGGTCTGCCCGCCCTGTACGCCGGCACCAACCTGCTGGCGTCCTCGTGCGCGGCGCTGCCGCTGAAGCTGTACGTCAAGCCCGGCCCGCGTGACAACCGGACCCGGCGGTACACCGGCCCGTCGATTTTCGACAACCCGAGCTCCACCGGAACGATTTTCGACTGGCTGTTCACGGCCATGACGTCGCTGCTGCTGCAGGGCAACGCGTGGGGGTACATCACCGGGCGCGACGGCTACGGGCTGCCCAGCGGCATTGAGTGGATCCCGCCCGAGGACGTCAACGTCACCGACGACGAGATGCAGCCGTGGAACCCGATGCGTGCCCGGATCTACGTCTACGGCCGGCTGATGGACCGCAGCGAGCTGTTCCACGTCAAGGCGTTCAGCTTGCCCGGGCGCATCGAGGGGATTTCCCCGCTGCGCGCGTTCGCGCTGACCATCCTGTCCGGGTTGGAGGCCGAGCGCTACGGGACCGACTGGTATATGGCCGGGGGTTTCCCACCTGGGACTTTCCAGAACAACGAGCTGGAGGTCTCCGACGAGCAGGCCCAGGAGATCCGGGCCATGCTCGTGTCCACGATGCGCCGCCGTGAGCCGCTGGTGTACGGACGCGACTGGGACTACAAGCCAGTAGTGGTGCCGCCGAGCGAAGCGCAGTTCATTGAGGCGCTACGGATGAATGCGACGCAGATTGCCTCGGTGCTAAACCTGCCACCAGATCGCATTGGTGGTACTCGCGGGGACAGCTTGACCTATAATACTGTAGAGCAAAGCACACTGCAAGTTATAGAAGCGTTGCGGCCGTGGCTCGTGAGGCTGGAGACGGCGTTCTTCAACCTGCTGCCGACCAACCGGTACTGCCGCTTCAACAGCGATGCGATGCTTAAGACCGATCTCAAGAC